GTGGGAACGTCGTCCGAAGCGTTGATCGTGGTGGCGAAAAGGGACCGCACATAGCTAAACAGCGCAAGCCGTTCAGCAAGTGTGGACCTCTCCGCTAACATCCACTCCATGACGCAAGTCGAATCGTAGGCCTTCGTCGGCTGGGGCTGAATGCCCGTGCCGGTGGAAGGACTCGTGATCTCGAGCGTCGGGATGACCAACTTTTGCACTATCCTGTAAATTCGCGACGCCTTAGTAGGCGGACGGACCGACAAGGTAAGCGCGGGATAACCGATGGCGATTCCGCCAGACCGGTCAACCCATCGTGCTACTCCGGGAAGTCGAAACCCCTCGGGGTCGAACGTTTTATCGACGCCGACTGTAGCGGAGGTAGTTCTATCCACCGTTCCAATCAGTGAAGACAATTTTATGGCTGCGATAGCAGACATAGAATTTACTCCTTGATTTCAATCAGGGGCGGACCGGATGGCCCGTTATCCCTCAGGGATTAACCCGACTACAGATTACTGTAGAAGGGACATGCCGAGCCTTGCTTCAACTAGTGTCGGAAAGCAGTCCGCATTAATGCTAAGGCATTTTCGACGTGACGGGTGGAAAACGGATTCTTTAGAATCGGCATATCGAGAGTCGGTAGAGCAATTAGCTTTACTCGATTAACGAGACGACGCTTCCGAGAATACGATCCATCCCCACGATCTACTCTGCCATTCGCAAAATTGTAGATGTTTCCCGCATAGCTGAACTCGGCTTCTGTACTCGCTAATGTGTTCATAACTCGGAATCCATCCAAGAACTTCAGGCCCTCCCAGGCAGTCATTGCCGAAAGATAAGGCCCAATGGGTAGAAACCAGTCGATCACAAACGAGTACGGTAAGATCTCCCATGCAAGATTAATGGGATTAGTAAAACCTAACTGCTGAAAGAACGCTCGTTGGGAATCTTCTACTGTGTACCGACATCCGAGTTTGCACTTAGTTTCTTGGCTATTAATAACATATCCAAGACTAAGCGTTTTCCCGTTTACGGTACTCCAATAGGGGTCAACCGTCCGAGTTCGCGCTTTCGCAGAAGATCGTATCTCGCGTAAGGGGGTCTCGAGCGAAATATAATTAGCAAGAGACCGCATCGCCCCGTCGACGTCCATGAGTAGAGGCTTCCAACCATACTGAAGTTCTAGCCAATTTTCGGCTATCCCTTTAGAGTGGACGGTTGCACTCGCTCCTTGACGGCTAGGAGACGATTTGCCGTGAGTCAAGTAAGATAGAGCAGCATCAAGACGACCCCGTTTTACGTTCCGAATGGCTCCAGTCAGGCGATGGCATGTTTGTGCTATCATCCGAGTGGTTTGGCCAAACTGAGCAAAATCCTGGGCAATATTGCCTGCAATATCCGACTCGGCCGCGTCAATTAGGCGCTTAACAGCCTTATCGTATGCCAAAGCATTATGCTCTGGCGGAGATACCAGGAAACCCGGAAACTTTGTGGACGTAGTATTCCAAGAATGGTTAAAGTCAGGTGACTTATCCCATCCTCGATATGCTTGTCCGTCATCAGTTTCAGTTAGATCAAGACTATACGGATTAACCGGTAGCTGACCTATCTTGTTCTTCACTCGAAAATTTGGAGTAGCAATGGACGAAAACGAACGTCGATAGCTTTCGAAACTGACCGAACTCTGAGAATATGGAGTTTGGCCAGATCCCGAAACGAAATCTTCGAACGCTGAAATCCGAGTGCTATTTTTAACCAAAGGATTCGGGCGAAGCTTGGGAGGATTCGATTTTCTCCCGCTGATGAGTTGTTTCCGACCTGAGGGTCTTGCTTTTATTTTACGGACCCTGATCGATGCCGGAGGTTTCTTAACCTTCGGCAGTTTGGGCATCTTTTGAAGACTACAAGTCCACCATCTTTCATGACGGTGCCACTTGTGTTCAATACGAACGCGTCTTCGCGAGACAACGTCACCTTTTCCAAAAATAAATGTATGAGTTGTCACCCAGATTTGCGGATACATTGGACGAGGAACTTGAAATTCAAGATGATCAGTCCGAAACTCCCTTTCGGGAATACTCGGATAGTCAAATTGAATCCATTTTCCGAATCTAACGCTCAGCGAAATAAAGGTGCCAACCTTCCATTTATCGGTAAATTGGCGACGGCGGCTAAGATAGCTGCCCCAAATTAGCATGCCAGTCGATGTCATTTCCTCAGCTTTCTACGGGCTTGAATAACTTTTGCTAACCGCCGTATTTCGAAAGAATTACGGCATGGGCGAAAGTCATCAGGTCGGTAGTTAGCCGAAATAACGACACCCTTAGCGTTGCTAAGGCGCCACACGATAATCACCAGTGGAACTCCGAGAGCGAGTATGAATACGAATGCGTAGCCCATCGCTCCATTTGAAACAAACTCATGGAAGATAGTCAACACAAACGTAAACGTATCGCTCATTAGAGTCCTTTCTGGTAATAGTCGTGAACGGCCTGATCCAAGGAAACAAAGCTGTAAGGAAACAGCTCCCAAAGGTCAGGACGAAGGCAGCGAAGAGCAACCAGCTGCCACCGCATTTCGGAAGGAAAGTCCACAAAAGTGGGCAGTACGACCGTTATACCGTGGAAAGCAGGAATTTCTAAGCTGTCGAACCTCTCAAAGCTTGCTACCAGCTGTAAGGGAGAGCAAAACTCGCTACCCTTAATTGAAAGGAAACGTACTTTTATTTCGGTTGCCTTTCTACGAGACATAAATCCTCCAGTTGGTTACAAGATAAAATGCCACTACATGACCAAGCGAGGCCTTCCAAAGTAAAGAAAGAATATCCTTACAATGGGTAGGTTTCTCTGCGTCCTTACTAGAAGGTCTTAAACCGACTAGTTACGTAGCGACAAAACTGAGAAGTTCTGGCGTAGTTACGCGAAAGCGTAACCAAAACTCCCTGGGTAAGGACCCA